TCAGCTACGGGGCGTCCGATCTCCTGACGGCCTCCCGCTACACCCACATGATGCGGAAAAGTCACAACGATATCCGCAAGTTACAGGTCGCTGGCCTGTATCGCGACATCGAACTGTCGCCAAATGCGCCGGATTATTCCGATATTCAGGAGAAATACGACGAGCTTGAGGGGGAAAATCCCACCTACGAGCATGATGACCGCTATGTTTTGCTGGAGATGCACGTCGATCTCGACCTTGAAGGCTACGAGGATACCGATGATGACGGCGACGAGACCGGTATCGCCCTGCCTTATGTGGTGACCATGGTCAAGGGGGGCAGTTCCGTCCTGTCGATCCGGCGCAACTGGTACGAGGACGATGCGCTGCGCATGAAGCGCCTGCATTTCGTACATTATCAGTACATGCCCGGTCTTGGGTTCTACGGTTTTGGCCTGATCCACCTGATTGGCGGCATTGCCAAGTCGGCAACCTCGCTTCTCAGGCAGCTTGTCGATGCCGGAACCCTGTCGAACCTGCCGGGAGGCCTGAAGTCCAGGGGACTGCGCATCAAGGGCGATGATTCTCCGATCATGCCCGGTGAGTTCAGGGACGTTGATGTTCCTGGCGGAGCCATAAGAGATAACATCACCTTCCTGCCCTACAAGGAACCGAGCAATGTTCTGCACGCCCTGTTGGGAGAGATTGTCGAGGAAGGCAGGCGCTTCGCTTCGATCACCGATCTGAAGCTGGCGGATATGAAACAGGACGCCCCGGTTGGCACCACCCTGGCTCTTATTGAGCGGTCAATGAAAGTCATGTCGGCCATCCAGGCGAGGCTCCACGATGCCATGCGCAAGGAGTTCACCTTGATTGCCGGTATCGTCCGCGACTACGCGGAAGACGAATACGAATACAAGGCCGATGACAAGGAGGCCATAAAGGGCGACGACTTTGATGGCCGCGTGGATGTCATTCCGGTGTCCGATCCGAACGCCGCGACCATGAGCCAGCGCATCATGCAGTATCAGGCTGCTCTCCAGCTATCCCAGGCGGCACCGCAGATGTACGATCTGCCAGAATTGCACCGGCAGATGCTGGATGTTCTGGGCATTCAGGACGCCGAGAAGATCATTCCTCTCAGTGAGGAGATGAAGCCGCGTGATCCGGTCAGCGAGAACATGGATGTGCTGAACGGCAAGCCATTGAGGGCATTCATTTATCAGGACCATGAGGCCCATATTCAGGTGCATATGGCGGCGATACAGGACCCGAAGATACAGCAGCTTGTCTCCCAAAGTCCGATGGCCGGAACTATTGCCGCAGCGATGTCTTCCCACATACAGGAGCATCTTGGCTTCCAGTATCGTCGGGAGATCGAAAAGCAGCTTGGTGTGGAATTGCCGCCGCCGAACGAACCGCTGCCCGAAGACATCGAAGTCAAGCTGTCGCGGCTGGTGGCGGAAGCGGCTGAGAGGCTGTTCAACAAGAATGTTGCCGAGGCCCAGCAGCAGCAGGCGCAGCAGCAGGCCCAAGACCCGATGTTCCAGTTGCAGCAGAAAGAACTTGAGCTTCGTCAGGCAGACATTCAGAGGAAGGCCGAGACCGACAAGGCAAGGCTCATGCTCAATGCCGAGAAGGAGCGTTCTTCCCAGGAGCTTGAGCGCGATAAGATGGCCCAGGATGCTGAACTTGAGGGCGTCAAGCTGGGCATTGAGATCGCGAAAACCCAGGATAATGCGGCCCTGAAAGTTTCCGAAGCAGAGGAAAGGGCGGTTCTGGCGAGGGCGCGGCTCTCGACGGAAGTGGCAAAGGCCCTTCTGGATGACGACACGAAGAGAAACAGGAATAGTTAATATTGCTTGATCAATCTTTATTTTCGGCTTATCAAAAGATATTGCGGAACCTGATGAATGAAAGGGCCGACGATCTTGCAATGGGCGGTGCTAAGTCTTTTGACGAATACCAGAAGATGGTTGGCATCATAGAAGGACTGGCGACAGCCGAAAGGGAAATGCTGGACCTGATGGAAAAACAGAGAAGGGCCGAAGACGGATCGGGATGAATGGTGAATGTTTCACATGAAACATCGGGGCAGATCGTCACTGCCCGCCAGTTGGCTAACAAATGCGCAGGGGGAGCGTTACCCCCGCTCAGAGCGAAAACGTAAGGAGATACCTGTGTCCGATAAAAAGGTTGTTGAACTCAGCGAGGAGAAGGAGAAGAAGGCGGCGAGTAAGCTACCGGAACCCTGCTCCTATCATATTCTGGTGGCGCTGCCTGAACAGGAGGAGAAGACGGAAGGCGGCATTTACCTTACGGACAATGTGCGGGACCGTGAAGAGACGGCCAGCATTACGGCTTATGTCATGGCGCTGGGTCCCGACTGTTATGCGGAAACCCCTCAAAGGAAATTTCCCAGCGGGGCCTATTGCAAGGAGGGCGACTGGATTGTCATGCGGTCATATTCAGGAACCCGCATCGAAGTTCATGGCCAGAAGTTCAGGCTTATCACCGATGATGTGCCCCAGGCCATTGTCGAGAATCCACTGGGAGTGATACGGGCATGAGCGCCGAACCGGAAGCAGTCGAAGAAGCCCAGGACGATCTCTTCACCGAAGAGAAGTCCGGAAACTTTACCGATCCCATCGACGTTCTTGCGGAAGACGCCCCTGACATAGAGGTTTCGGTAATAGACGATACCCCTAAAGAGGACCGTAACCGGCCTCCGAGGGGAGAGGTATCGGAGAATGTGGACGAGGACATTCCCGGCCTGTCCGAGCGCGTCAAGTCGCGCATGGACACGCTGCGTTATGAATTTCACAACGAGCGCCGTGACAAGGAAACGGCACTGCGTGAGAACAACGAGGCAGTCCGCTATGCGCAGAACGTGCAGTCGGAAAACAAGGCGCTAAAGGACCAGTTATCAAATAGCCGCAGATTGCTGTACGATCAGGTTTCCGCGAAGAACGATGTCGAGCTTGACGCTGCCAAGTCGAGGTTCAAGGAAGCCTACGAGACCGGCGATGCCGACGCTATTGCCGATGCGCAGTCGGAGGTCTCGCGGTTGCACGCGGAACGGTCCCATTACAATGTGGCGGTGCCGGATGGTTATGAAGAGCCGCAGGCAGGCGAGGAGCTTCCGGCCCAGCAGCAGCAACAGCATGTGCCGCCGCCTGATCCGAAGGCGGTCGCTTGGTTACAGAAAAACACATGGTTCCAAAGACCGGGCTTTGAGCAGTTGACGGGCTTTGCCATAGGTGTTCACGAACAGCTTATTCGTAAAGGATACAATCCACTGGTTCATCCTGAATATTATGACATCGTGGACAAGGAGCTTAGGAATACGTTCCCTGAAAGTTTTGAGAAGGAAGCATCCTCTGGAAGTGGGCCTCCGACTTCTCGAAAGACCCCGGTGGTCGCCCCCGCAGGTCGCGGTGGGAGAAAGCCGAGCAAAGTGGAGTTATCTTCCTCTCAGGTTCGCCTCGCCAGCAAACTTGGGATAACGCCGGAACAATATGCGGCACAGGTTGTGAAAGAGATAGCCAATGGCTGACATAGCGGCAGATGAGCGCACACCAAGAGAAGCCGATTCTCGCGAAGCTGACGAGAGAGAAAAGTCTTGGGAACCACCCCAGGTATTGCCCGACCCTGCACCGCAGGGCGGGTGGGTTTTTCGCTGGATCAGAACTTCCATCATGGGAAATCAGGACAACGTTAATGCGTCCAAGAGATTCCGTGAAGGTTGGGAGCCTGTGAGATCGGAAGATCATCCGGAGATGATGATGGCCTCTGATAGAGGCAGTGATTATCTTGGGAACATCGAAGTCGGTGGTCTTCTTTTGTGTAAGACGAGTGAGGAGAACTACAAGGCACGGTCAGAGTATTTTGCCAATCTGGCTCGTCAGCAGCACGAATCGGTTAATCATAACTTCATGCGGGAAGATGATCCGCGTATGCCGAAACTTAATGAATCGTCTACGCGGGTGACTTTCGGCGGCGGCGCAAAGCCTACATAGGCGTTGCCCGTGTGCTTTAACCCTGTCCTTTGGAAGGAGGATACCTAAATGGCTACTACAGCAGCCCCCTACGGTTTCCGTCCTGTTGGTGTTCTTGGCGCAGGCACATTTTCTGGTGCCACAAGGCAATACAAGGTTACCAACAGTTACGGAACCAGCATCTTCTACGGGGATGTCCTCAAGCTCGTTAGTACCGGGACTGTCGAGAAAGACACCGGTACGACGACTGCGACCCCGGTGGGGATTTTTGTCGGGTGCAGTTATACTGACCCCGGCACCAATCAACCGACCTATTCCCAGATGTGGACGGCCAGCACGTCGGCCACCGACATCAAGGCGTATGTGGTTGATGACCCGAATATTGTTTTTCAGGCTCAAAGTGATGAGGCGATTGCCCAAACCGGCCTGGGGAATAATTTCGCGATGGTCCAAACCGCCGGGTCAACATCGATTGGCACCTCTAAGAATGCCATCGATGGTAGCTCTCTTGCTACGACCAAGACTTTGCCCGTGAAACTCATTGGCTTTGTCGAAGGTCCGAACTCGGCGGTTGGTGACACTTACACGGATGTTCTGTGTAAGTTCAACGGCCCTGGTGATGGTACGGGCGATTCGTGCGCCTGTCATCAGTTGCAAGATTCAACCGGTATATAGAAAGGAGTTGAGCGATGGCTATTTCAAGAGCGCAAATGCTTAAAGAACTCCTGCCGGGGATCAATGCGTTGTTCGGCCTGGAGTATGCGAAGTATGAGGGCGAAGACGCAGAAATCTATGAAACGGAATCTTCCGACCGATCTTTTGAGGAAGAGGTCGCGCTGGCCGGTTTCGATGCTGCACCCGTCAAGAACGAGGGTTCGGCTATTTCATATGACAACGCGCAGGAAACTTTCACCGCAAGGTATAACCACGAGACGATTGCAATGGGATTTGCGATCACCGAGGAGGCCATGGAGGACAATCTCTATGACAGTCTCAGTGCCCGCTATACCAAGGCACTCGCCCGTGCGATGGCCTACACCAAGCAGACCAAGGCTGCCTACCCGCTTAATAACGGGCAATCAGGCGGCAGCTATCAGTCTGGTGACGGTGTAACGCTATTTAACACCTCGCATCCCTTGGCTTCTGGCGGGACCAATTCCAATACCCCGTCAACAGCTACTGACTTGAACGAGACTTCTCTTGAGTCTGCGGTCATTCAGATCGCCAAATGGACGGACCAACGGGGCCTTCTGATCGCGGCGCGTCCGCGTCGGATTATTGTTCCACCGGATTTGATGTTCGTGGCAAGCCGTATTCTGGATAGCGAATTGCGTCCAGCGACGGCGGATAACGACATCAACGCCATCAAGAACAATGGCACCATTCCTGAAGGTTATAAGGTAAACCATTACCTGACCGACACGAATGCTTGGTTCATCATCACCGACGTACCGAACGGCATGAAGCACTTTGAGCGTGCTGCCATGACCACGTCGATGGATGGCGATTTCAATACCGGTAACGTGAGGTACAAGGCTCGCGAGCGGTATTCGTTTGGTGTCAGTGACCCGCTGGGAATCTTCAGTTCTCCTGGCGCATAGTATTATCGGGGGGGGCGCGATGCGTCCCTCCCATCTTTCTGGGAGCAATCAGCCCTGGCGACCGGCCCAGCGGACGCTTACGAAGACTCCAGGGCAAATCCTTTCGTAAGGAGGTAGTTTTATGGGAACGACACGTTTCTCCGGCCCGAT